CGTCGATCCCTACGTCGATCACCTCGCAGCGGTCGAGCATTGAATCGAGCGTAACGCTCTTGTCGGACTGCTCCTGCCAGAAGTCCGCGCCGGCCCACCGGTCAGAGCGCAGCGCCAGGCCGATCTCCACGTTTAAATGCTTGGATAGAAAACCTAACGTGGATTCCTCTCCCGCCGCTTGAGCCTTGTCAAATTCCCTCTCGATGTACTCAGGATTTACGGAATAGCCCATATTGGGGTTGGAAATGAAGAAGTTTTCTTTTTTACGGTGTAGGCCGGCGTCCAGCATGGCTTTCGGGAATTCGTACAGGATAGGCAGGAAGCGATTGTCCTTGATTACCCCGTCGCGTACATCCCTGGCGTATTGGAGCTTCTCCTTGAATACACCGGCGGGTGGTTGATCCGACTGTGTAGTGAGATAGATAACGAACCCCTCAGGACGAGAAGCAAGACCGCCGGTAGCCTCCCGCAACATGTTGGCGGCGTGAGGGTTCTTTCCTAGTAGGTGGAGCTCGTCGACCAGGATACCAACGCCCTTAACGCCGCCAACTGTATTCTGATCCGCGGTAACGATCTTCAGCGTCGCTCCCGTTCCCCGGTGAGTGATGGTCTTCAAATGCTCTTGGACGTGAAGAATTTCTGAGAGCTCTTCGTCGTGCTTCACCATGTCGCGGCAAGGGGCAAAGGCGTTCATCGAAACTTCTTGGGTCGGCGACAGAATCAAGAATTGCGCCGACTGACGCCAATTACGGATAAGCACCGTCAACATGATTGCTGCCGCGATTGTTGATTTACTGTTTTTCTTGCTCAGGCACATGAAAAAGTCTTGGATCTGCCTCCGCCCGGTTTCCGGGTCGTAAGAGCCGAAGAACGCCGAAGCGAAATCGAACACCCAAGGGGCGCAGGCTTCGCCCACGGTTGGGCTACCTGCCGCGTCAACGATACGAAGCTGCTTCATGATCTCAAGCCCCGCTTCTGCCTCGGAGGGGAACAGAGGGGGGCAAGTTATGAGGGATTCCCGCGCTACGATCCGGGTCTCCCAGTCTGTGCAGGAAGTCGTAAAATTATCGTCCACGGGTGGTTACCTCGTTGTACAGCTCGTTCCATACTTCCGAAAAATTGTCCGGGAGCTTAGCGTTTTTTGACATGTTCTCTAAGGCCCACATAGGACGCAAGTTGGCTAAAGCCCAGCACATTTTGAATTGCAGGCTTTCGGGATCGTCGGCTTTGAAGAAGGAAACAGGAATTCGGTGGTCGATATGAATCTCACTGCGCAGCACGTTATCCCACGACATACCTTTTTCGAAGTGGGATTCAATATGCGCCACCAATTGCTCCGAGGTATACCCCACCAATTCGAACGTACTTCTGCGAGCCTTACCTTTCTGCGTACCTCTCAGCATCTGCGCTATGCGAGAGCTCATACGGGTTTTCAGGTTGAACCACGGAAGGGTTGCCCTGCGCTTCCGCATCTTGGCGCTTTCCTTCAGCCGCACCTCTTCGATATTTTCGTCTCGCCATTTCCTTACGGCCTCCGTTGAAGAGTAGCCGGCCGCGCGATATGCCTCGTTGGTTTCCTTAACTTTGGCCTTGTTCGCGTCCCTCCATCTTTGTTGCCTCTCTTTTTGGTCGGCGCGCTCCCTACGAATTGTGTCCTCGGTTTTTCGGCATGGTCGGCATCGGGAATCAAGGCCGTGGAGACCCATGTAGTGCGTGTCAAAATTTATAACCGTAGCGGCCAGGTTTTCGCCGCACGCTTTGCACTTTTTTAAAGGGGCGTTGGCTGGGTCTGGAATCGGATTGGGTTTAGCTTTCTTGGCGGCCGAGTAGGCGGCCGAGTAGGCCTTCTGGCAGGGGCGGCACTTCGGGCGCAACGTACCCGGGCGGCAGGTATTCGGGAGATAGTATTCCAGTGTCGCGGGTTTTGATTCTTTACAGGCTGGGCAGATCTTAAAGCGGGTAGTAGAATTTTGTTCAGTCATGGCGCACTCACGATGCAGATTGATAGAAACCCCACTCGTGTTAGCGCACAGTGGGGTTTTGCTATTCTACGCTTCACGGTTGTTAACGACAAGCTTCGGCGGCGCCGCGGCAGAGAATCTGCGATCGATTTTCTTCGGCTCTTCTTTACCTTTGTCCCCCTTCTTCGCATGCTCGAATGGCAGCAAAGCTTTCGCCGCTTCCAGGCGAGCTTTCACACCAGCCCCTGGCGTATTCATCAAAGCCTTGAGAAACACCTTCGGGTCTTCTGTTTCCGGAATTTCTACGGTGATCAGATCGGCTTCAGATCCTTCCTCGGTCTCTTCGTGTTTAGAGCTTGGTGCCGACTTGGTGCCAATACCGACAGCGGCTAGTGCTGCCACAATTGCCGGGTGTTTACGCATTCGGTGTCCGGCCGCCTTTGCGGTCTTTGCGCTGAGCCCGGCGCTGATAGCGGCCTGTTCCGGCTTTTCCCCTCGCAAGGTCGCCTTAAAAAATAATTCCTGCTTCTCGTTCATCATGGCGGTGGGCCTGTGTATTTTCGTGTTTCCAGCGTAACACAGGTAACAGAACCCCATATTTGGCGCGATTGTCTGAACGAGGTCGGCGCGATCAGGGCAGGGGGTCGGCCTGTAGCACGCCAGTGCCCCCCGGTAGTGCGAATTTCTCTCGTTTGGACCCCATTTTGCACCAAAACCGTGCAGAAACGCGCTTGAAGCACGTCACTCACGTCGTTGCATGGGTTTCATTTGCATTTGAGTCATGCACTTTGCACTAAGGCTGCGTCGAACGCGCAACCGTTGCGGATCAGCCCTTTCGGGCTGCACCGATGCCTTCTGAAGCCGTCTTTTCTGCGTGATGGGAGGTGCACAGCGGTTGCCAGTTCCCCTCGGAATCCCAAAACAGCTTCATGTCGCCTCGATGATCGACGATGTGGTCGACCACGTTGGCCGCTGTCACCTTGCCCTGTGCCTCACACATCCTGCATAGCGGATGCTTAGCCAGGTAGGCGAGGCGAGCGCGTTGCCACTTCCCACCGTACCCACGCTGTGCTGTGGTCAACCCTTCACGCCATGCGTCAGGGTTGAGCATCTTGACCGCCTGCGTACTGACCTCACGCGCTCGGGTGGGCTGCATGGTGACCCTGGACTTAGCCACGGTGTTTATCGCTTTCGTAACGGAAAGGGTCGGGCCTTGAGTTCAACCCTGTCGGCCTAGCGTTGAGCGCCTGTGGTGCGGCCTGAGGCTCGCTAAGCTCAGGAGGCTGTCCCTGTGCTACCAGCGCCTCTAGCGCCACACATACGCGCTCAAGCAAAGCGTCACGCCCATACTCGATTCTGATGTCAGCGCCACCATCCAAGACCATAGGCTCTAAGCCCAGTTGGTCAGCTATCGGGGTTATGTGATCCGTCAGCATGGTGACCATTTCTTTTCCTAGGGTCTGCGGAACCCTGAGTACCAGTAATCCGTTGCTTGAGTTCTTCGAATCGTTCATTGGCTAAGTCCAATAGTTTTTTGAGTTTCGCCCGACGTCGAGCGCATCCGGAACAGGCCATCAGTTCGGCTCCTGCGGGAAAGGTTCTCAGGATAACCCTTTTCGCAATCAGCGCACATCGACCAGCTATCGGCGTTACGTCCAGGGGGTTGTGTTCAGCATTACGCGCAATTTCTGCGTGTTTAATCCTTTCCTTCAAATCCGCAATTGTTGCATTTTCCCGGTTGCTACACTTGCTACACTACTACACCCCTACGGGGTGTTTGTAGTAGATGTAGCAGAAGCCTTAGCACCTTCCGCTACATCTACAAATAGCTAAAAGTAGCGTATGTAGCATTTGTAGCAGCAATTCTTGCGGATTCGGATTTCTTGCGTATTTCATTCTTCGGGTAGCGCCAGCTTGCCCGGTGCGATTTCGACCAAGTGTTCTGCCTTAATAAGAGACGAAATCGCCCTGGCCGCTACCCCTTTTCGCTGATCCCGCTCGCCGTCTTTTATCACCATTTCAGGCACCATCAGCGCGATCAATTCTTCGGTGCTGATCTCTCCGCTATCGGCTGCCAATCCGATCAGATCATGCGCCTTATTGAAGGCCAGCTTCTGCACAGCGCCTTTCGGACCTTTGCCGGCCTTCATACGGGCCGAGACATCGCCGTACTCGACGATACAGCTCGTGATATCGTCGCCGTCCTCATCTTCACCTAGCACGACCGTATGAAGCTTGAAGCCGATCTGTATACCGTCGCGGCCGTCCTTCAGCTTGGAGGCGGACACGGCGCGGTCATCGTCGCTACGGGACACTTCAAGCTCCACGTCGCAAGCGCCTTTAAGGCCGGACCAGCCGCGCGAGCCCTTACTGGCATCTTTGCCGCTGTGGTGGACGAGCAGCACCATAGCGCCTGTGTGGCGATGGATACGGCGGCATTCGGCCAGGGCCTTACCAACGTCTTCACCGCTGTTCTCGTTGGCGCCTGCCATAACTTGGGCGAACGTATCCATCACGATTAGATCGTAGTGGCCGCGCGCCTTGATTTCCTTGATCAGATCGGTGATCAATGCTGCTTCCATCAGGTTTGGTACAAGATCGCTGATGTAATCGATCTCGAAGTCGTCAGGCGAAATGCCCTGCTGATGGCAGTAGGCGTGAATGCGGTTCACGAAGCCCGCTTCACCTTCCGCCACGACGTACATGACACGGCCTTTCTTTACCTTCTTGCCGTTCCATTCGTCCAAGCCGCGGGCGATCGCCGCGCACAGGTCGTAGGTAAGGAACGACTTACCAGAGCCGGATTCGCCGAACAGCACGCCTAGCGTCGCTTTAGGCAAGAAGTTCTTCACTAGCCACGAGATCGGCTTGACCTGACGGGCGAACTCGCCTTGAGAGCGAATGTTGAACTTGCCGCCTTTAGGCTCAGGGATGACCTCGAATTCATCCGCGGAGGCTGTTTCAAGACCTGTTTCGCCGCCGGCGTCGCGGATCATCTTTAAGACGGTGCCCATGGTCGTATATTCGGCGGTCGTGTTAATCCCGAAGGAATCCCAACGCGCTTTGCCGAAATCCATGCCGCCGTATTTAGGAGAATGGGCGGACCAGTCGTCCCACAGGTCGAACCCGTCACCGTAGGTCTGGTGGTGGACAGCCATGCCGATATTGCGCCAGTCCTCGTACCCAAGGTCATCCGGCAGCTTGTGCAACAGCTCGGTTACTTGCTCTGGCGACAGCGGTAGAGGCGGCTTTCCATCGCCTTCGTATTTGTCCCGCAGCTCTTTGACTCGCAGGAAGCGTTTGAGGCTGTAGTCCCTGTGGATCTCTCTAACAGGCGCCAGGGTGTTCTGATCGCCCATTAGCTCGGTCAGGTCTGTGATGTTGCCTGTGAAGGTCACGAACCCCTTGGAATGGAAAACCTCATAGCCGAACTTATCGTTTGGGTTGCGGGGCGGGCTATCCTTGTCGTCCGGAATAACGCCGGAGAAGAAAGCCCGTATACCGTTACCGGATGGGCTGTATTCGGCGTAGGAGCCATCGGTAAGCTCCATGACAAGAGGATCGACCTTACCGTCGACTACGCAATCGTCGAAGTCCAGAGCGGTTATGCCGAACTCCGGCATCAAGGCGAAGCCCACGCCCGCGAAGTCATGCTTCTCCGCAGCCGCTTTAGCCTCTTCAAATGTAACTAGCAAAGCTCGGTCTTCATCGGAGCAGTGGGTGTATTTTCGGACGATCCCCGTGACGTAATAAGGCATTTTTGCGGCTTTCGGACGGCCGGGTTTACGCACCCACCTCCAGACAAGCCAGCCTTTCAAATCCCGCATGGCGTCGGGCGCCTGCAGGTTCTCAAATTTCTTCGCCATCTTCGAGGCACCCACGGCTTATACGTCAGACGAGAAGCTGGGATCAGCCAGGGCGGCGGCGTACTTAGGATTCATCAGCTCGGTGCGCGGAACGCCGTACAGCGCTTCCAGTTCGGTTACACGGGTCAAAGGCACGTAACCCTGCGAGTGCCACTGCTGGACAGCCTGGTATGTCACGCCTACGTCACGAGCAAGCTGTGAGAAGCCACCGGCCTTAACGATGGCGTGCAGAATCCCACTGTACCGCTTTGCCGCCATCACAGCGTTAAGCAGACCGCCGGGGGCGCCGTCTTTGATCATTCGTTCGGTCAGTGCTTTAAGACGCTTGTCCATTAGTTCTTCTCCTGTGATTCGCTAAAATCTTTGTTGCGGGCCCAAAGCATTCCTTCTGCCACGCGGAAAGCAGTAGAGGCGAGCGACATAAAAAGTACATCCTGCATACCGGTGGTTCTAGGCTTCAGGCAGAAGGGCTCTTGATTAATAAGTTGCGTCATCGCTGCGAGCGCCGCGGCATCACGGAAAGCCAACTCATCGGCGGTACGTTTTTCGGTCATTTCTCTTACCTCGTTTGTGAATGGCGCCACCATACAACACTTGCTCCAGTGACTGCAAGCTTGTATAAAGTTGCGACCTAGCCCGAGGTCCGCCTGCATTTTCGGGACCTACCGTTCGTCTGGTGTACAAGCAATTACAAGCATATGTACTAAGCTTCTAATTACCGAATAGAGAAACGGTGCAGTAAGGGCACGGACGCTACCCAAACTAACTTGAGGTAGCACATCATGAAAAATCTAGCAGTGGTATTCACCGACCTGGAAGAAGCCTACGAAGGCGTCGAAAACGTATCCCGGGATTTCTTTCTGGTCCTGCGTGAAGAAGACGTGAACGACGTAGAGCACTTGGACCGCATCGCCGGGGAGGCGTACGACGCCAACGGCTGGAACCGCACCAAGGGGCGCCCTGCAGCAGGCGCTGACGTGAAGTCGGCACCCGATGTCGTCAAGCAGTACCTGTCCTACGCCCGCCGCGGGTTCGCCATGAACCTGGACGTGAAGTCTTTCGACACCATGTACAAACTGAAAGAAGCGATCGCAGCGCCAAGGGCGGCAGCGGCTGCCAACGATGCGGCCAGGGTTGTTGAAGTGCCACACCCTACCTTCGCCAAGAGCTCTACCTGCGTCGCCATCAGCGCGCTGTGGGAGCACCTGCCGTCGGATGCACAGGCTGAGTTTGACAATGAGGTGCTGAAGCTCCTGGCACGGTTCAGCAAGAAGATGCATGGCACCCTGGCGATGGACGCAACGGCACAATAGTTATCCGGATAACCTTAAACTGACCCCGCTTCGGCGGGGTTTTTCATGCCTGAAGAAAAGTTGAGAAAGTCACTAGACAATACAAGAAGACGCTTGTACAGTTCGTCTCACACCAAGAGGATTCTTCCGATGCCCCAGCCTAAGAAACCCAAGATGCCCAAAGTCAACACCAGCGACTGCGCCAAAGGTCAGATGCATGAGCCGGCGGCACAGCGATATGTGAAAACCATGCCAGGAGGATTTATAGCGTGAAGCCTCACATC